GTGATTTTCTTGGCTTGCATGATTCGAATCACCGAATCGATGCGATCCTCTTTCGTGTTTTCGTTCGATAGTTTGTAGATTGATGATATTGTTTTATCAACCCCGGAAACCCTTGTTAATACCGAATTGGCGAAAATCAATTCAACGGATTGCGTTTCCTTTGCGAACTCGAAACCAGTGTCGAAAATATAATCGCCATAACCTTCATTGAACTTTTTGCGATAATTTTCCGAATAAAAATCGTTGTCCTGGCGATATTTATAATTGTAATAACGGGAATTTAATTCCGACATCGGTTTGATTCGCATCGGTTTCGACCGGTCAACCTTCAACGACCAATCCACCGATGTTGCATCCTCGTAAAATGTAACGAACGGCAAAACCTTTAATTTTTTATCCGTTTCGTAATCTTCGAAAACATAAAGATTGAACATTTTACAAATCGTAGAAAAAAATTCCCTTTGAAAAATCCCCTTCGGAATTGTATCATTCACGGCGATGGTGTCGCCATATCCAACCGATACCTGGCCCGGCGTCAATAGTTCGATTTGAAATAGTGTTCCGGTGCTGATGGTGTAGTCGCTAATATTGGCGCTTATCTGGACGCTGAAATAATCCGTTGGATTAATCGTTATGTTGTTAACCGATAAATTCAAAATCGTTGCATATCCCGGTGTATAGGATACCACATCGGCGGCGGTTGAAATCGTTGTTCCGTTTTGTTGCAAGTTAACCCGGAACGTATTCAATACCGGATCGATGGCGTTGATCACGGCGTCAATTTCCAGGATTATGTTCGTAGTTATTGTGGATGCTCCGCCATAGGTGAAAATCGTATTTCCACCGCTTGCCGTGAAATCCCCGGCGGTTGTAACGGAAAAAACAACCGGTTGCGCCGATGTGTAATTCGTTGTCGTTGGTGTGGCCTTGAATGCCGTTGTGTTATATCGATAGAGGTTTTTTTGATTGTGCGGAATTATCAACCGATTGAACAACGCCGATGATAAGGCCGGGAAATCCCATGTGTAACCGGATTCGGTGATTGTCTTTTCCAATATTTCCCGTACGTATAGCGCCGGGCGGAACGTATCAAAACTGAAATCCACTTTCCCGGTGGACGCCGCGCCGTAATCAATCAACGGAAAATACAACCCCGAACCGGCGATGGTGTCCCATGAATTTCCGATGTTAGTATACGTCCATGTAGTGTTGTATGCGCTGAAATCTAAATCCTCGATTTTCGAATTCCCCAAAGCCGAAATAAATCCACCCAATGTTCCGAACACCGCGCATTCGTATTCAATGAATCCATCGTCAACGATTATTTCCAGGATTCGGAAAACCCCTTTGAACACTTGCATATTGTCCGCGAAAATGATGGCATCCGCCGCGACCGCCGGATTGAAATTTGCGCCGATGTTTGTTTCGGCCGGATTGTAATCGTTGCGCGCGTTCGTGTTGAAAATGTTTCCGAATATTTTATTGTTGTTTTTCGTCCCCGGCAAAACAATCGTTTTCGAAAACGTTGTGTTCTTGGCGCCGAAATCCTTAATATCATCAATCGACATCGTTAGAAATGTGCTGAATGATTCGTTGATGTCGATTTCTTGTTTTTCTACGAATAGTTGAATCATTGGAATTGCGTTTTGTATGTTGCCCCGAAATCAACTTCAATCATCAAGTTCACCATACCATCGACAATGTGTTCCTTGAATTCGTAATTGTTAGCCGTAATAACAACCGGATACAATTCCCCCTCGTCCTCGACATAAACCTCCGGCGATGTCACCAATTGCGCCAACCATTGATACTGCGCATCCGATAACCAATCGGTATTCAAACGCAATTTTTCGCGGAACCTTCCGGCGAATTGCGTTGTTTGCTTGTACATGGTATAGTTATTCAATACCGAAACGGCGCCGGATGAACTCACGCGATACGGCAATTGTTTCCAGGTCTTGCGTTCGATGTCGTATGTTTTACGCGATACTTTATTGAACATCATTGATTCGTATCCGCCCCATTTGTTTAGGAAATGAACGAAATAATTTTTATACAACCCCGAACAAATTATGGATACCTGGTAAGTTTTCGAACCGATTTGAACCGAATATCCGGTCGTTGATGTAGTGAAATTGCCGGGATAATCATCATTGATGGCGGACGGTGATATGTTGATCAACTGCATTGTATTCGCTGCCGTTGGTGTTATGGTTTTCGTCCTGGTGGATGTTCCACCCGTTACAACAACATTAAACGCCGTTGATACCTCGGCGAAATATGGGATGAAATAGTTCCCCGTTGTGAATGTTAGTTCGATTGGCGCCGGACGATCGGAAATAACATCGTCATCGTAATTCGATAAAGATTCGAAACCCGGAAACCGGCCGTTGTAATAATTGAAAAATACCCGTGATGAATCGGTTACCAATACGGCCGATGTCGTCGTTCCGTATTCCTCGCGGATTTTCACCACGCATGAAACGCGCCATTCGCCTTCCCCCATTTCATCGGCCAACATATCACCGCCAACGGATGCGCCGAATGATTGCACGCAATATTCACGGATCACGGCGCCCAAATCAATGATTCCCCGGTTGGATGTTGGATGTGGGAAATACTTCCCTTTGAAAACCTGCGTTCCATTTATTTCCAATTCCGCCACGTATTTATAATTCGGATATGTTACCGGATTGGCGGCGTGTGCATCGTAAACAACGTAAACAAGTGGATCGTTTACGCTTGAATATTGAACGGGTGTAAATTCGAATGTCATTGTGTTATATTGTTTATTATGTCAATTTTCAACGCGATGCCCAATTCGTTTTCCATTTCGACCAAAAATTCATCGGTGGCCTCTTTCCAAAACCGGCGCGGTTTGATACCCTTTTTCTTGATGAAATAAGACGCACGAACGGCGGCGCGTGTTGTTGGATCGGGCATCGCTTGGCCTTTCCTTTCCCTGGATGTTACGGCCCGGCTCACATTCCTGGCGGATGCGCCTTCCCTTTGAATCCATTGTTTTACGGATTTCACCATATCCCCCTCCGGATCAACGCCACGCGTTTTGAATGAAAACCGCGATCCGCGATCAACGGCCCATCCATTTACGCCCTCGTCCTGGTACGATGAATATTCCGGCGCCGTGATTCCGATTCGGTATGTTTTGCCATCGAATTCCAACATGGTTGGCTGCATTTCATCCGCCATTCGGCCGGACGATACAACATCCTTTTCGTTGATCTTATCGGCCACAATGTCGATATATTTGGCCGCCAATTGGACGATGGTATTGTTTACATCGTTAAGTTTAACCGGTTCGAAATTTGCCGTATCTTCCCCCAACAAATCGATGAACCCATCCGCCAACGCCTCATGCTGAACTTTTGCAAATGATGCCATTATTTGTTAATATGTTTTTGATATGATTGAAACGCCTTCAAATATGCCAAATCATTAAACGCCTGGACGACCGGCAAATCGAACGCCTCATCCAATGTGATGCCCTCATGTTCGGCGACTTGTTTTGCCGAATAAATCCACCCGTATTGATGAATGAACGGATGCGGTTTTTCCGGCTTTATTTCCTCGTCATCCTCATTTTCCTCCGCTTCAAATAAACCTTTGTACGAATCAATGAACGCAGCAAATGAAAGATAAAACCGCGAAATGTCTTGTAGTACATGGCGAATATTTGTTTTCAGTAATATTTCGGCTTTTTCGGTATGTGGCCGTTTGTCGTTCCAAATTGATGCGCCAACCAAATGCATAGCTTCAACTTGCCCCATCTTGATGAAATGTTGAATTTCCACAAATTGCCCCAATGTTATTTTGGACGCATCCGTTTCGAATTTGAACCGCGACCAAAACGGGCGTTTGTCAATATTGCGGAATTGTTTGGCGGCCTTATCGGAATACTTCAAAAACAACTTGGGTTCCATTTGGTCTACCTCGTCATAGGTCATGCCGTACATATCCATGACCACCCACGCGATTTGTGAAACCTCGTCATCCCCCTCGTTCCAAAATGCCGATACCCTTTGATAATCCGACAATGTCATGCCTATTGTGGCAATTTCGGCCGGTTTGTTGCGGCGATCTTTGACCCCCATAAAAAAGGCCCGGATAAACATCCAGGCCGTATCTTAACTAACAACACAACATCAATAATCGTCAGCGAATGAATATTCGCCGATGGCTTCAAATTGCGACAATTTATTCAATCCAACGTATCGGATGGCATCAATCGTATGGTTTAGGATATCTTCCGGCGCATTTAGTGAACGCCCTTCCCTATCCTTTGCCCATCGGTATTGGCGCAATTCCTTGATGATATTCAATGAACTTTTGGTGATCCTCATTTCGTACCCTTGCAACCGGTCGATTGACGCTTTGATCGAATCCGGGCCTTTCCTGGCGGCTTCCACATAGAAACCGGCGTTCGTCAATTCTTGAATCGATTTCGGTTCGGCGGAATCGGCAACAATACAACGGGATGAATTTATCCCGTATTGTTTCAAATGCGCCACAATTTCGGCGTTGGTCAATTTGGTTTGATACAATAGTTCGTTGATGTAGATTCGGCCATCGTATCGATAAACCTCGACCAATGCCGTTGGATCGTTTGTGAATCCCCAATCGAGGCCATACGCGATGAATTGCGCATCGGATGGAATATTTTCGCATTGTTGCCAATTGGAAAAAATTACGCCCTCCAGGGAACCGATTTCACCCAGGCCATAGACCCGGAACCAATTGGCCCAAAACGCTGAACCGGCGTCGGCTTTTTCCTTTGCCTTCAAAATAAAGTTCAAAGCCGATTCCGGGCATGCTTCGTTGTCGGTGTAATTGATGATCAAGAAATCAACATCCGGATCATTGATCAATTCATCATGGAACCAAAACGGGTTTGTCGGGTTCCAATCCAGGAAAACACCTTGTTTCGTCCTGGATGCTAATTCGGTGTATGAATGAAATGTCATGTTGTTACACTCATTCATATACAACCAATCACGGCGCGCCCCTCTCAATTTGGCGTCATTGTCTGCGCTGAAAAACTCGATTTGCGATCCATTGCCGAACGTGTATTTGAAATCGGTTGCATTCCATCGATCCTCAAACCACCGGCCCGTTTCAAACATGATTTTTTTAAAATCTTTCATGGCGCCGCGTTTTAAATGTGGGATTGATTCCGCTACGATACTGATTTCGGAATACGGCGTTTTGGCTGCGATGTCAACCAATATCGGGATAATGGCATACGTCTTGCCGGCCGATGTTCCGCCCTGGACGCCACGAACAAATCGTTTCAATTTTAGAATCTTATTGATCGCGGTTGTTCGAACGAATGCCATTTCAGTTCATCAATGTTTTGAATACAAAATACCAAAACGAAATCCCGGTACCCAACAAAAGGCCCATTCCCAAAACTTTGTATTTATCAATTTTCATGTGATCATTTTGTTGACGTCAACGAAATGGTTTTATCTCAAGGAATGAACAACGGCCCTAAATAAATAATCTTTTGATTGTTGTTCTTTTGACAACATTTCAAACGGAACAATACATGGGTGAAATTTATTTTCGGGATCTTTTACTTCCCCATACTTCCATCCGTTTTGAATTTTTTCATTCATCCAATTATTGTGTGATGCATCCGGGCCGGCATCCGGATTGTTTATGTGAAATAAAACGCCATCAATTGCGGATTCTCTTTGCCACTCCGGCGCATCTTCCCATGATAGTTGACTTTCATCGCCTATCGAAATGCAATAGGCTTTGTTAATTTCATGTGCAACTTTTGCGACTTGTTCAATTGTCATATTGTTTGTTTTTATGATTCCGGAAACAATGGTTGTTCGATTTTCAAATCGGTTTGTGTTTTTTCAACCAGGCCCAATTTTTTGGCAATAATATTAGGATTGAACAATCCAACTGATGCGCCTTTAAAATTATGGACAAAGCAGTTTTTTTGTATACGCGTTATGATGGTGGAATAGGCATCGTATGAACCGCCTTTATTCGATGCGTAATCCCCCAAATCATTTATGATATCTTTGTCCGCCAAATAGCATTCAAAGCCTTCAAATGTTATTGGCGTTTCTAATGGTGTTTTCTCAATTCTACCATCTTTTCCAACATATTCGATTTTGTACATCGGATTGTTAAATTCGAATAAAACATATTCCTTAAATAACAACCAAAGTTTTGAAGGTGATTCAATGTACTTTTGTTTTATTGGCGGTTTATTATTTGCTGCTTTCTTTTTCATTTGATTGTTTTACATTAAGATTGTGCAATTCAATCATTATTTCGGATGCAACATCTTTATTGAACTTATACCATTCTCGCCTTGTTTTATACATTGAATATTTATCTTGAAAAGATTTTTCAATGTCATAAACATTTTTAAAATAATGCAATGACAATATTTCTAAATTAAATGGCATATAGGAATCAATATCCGCCAATCGTCTTTTTGGATTTGAACTAACACCAAATTTATAAAAATTGTCGTTTTGTGATTTTATAAAATACAAATACCCGTTTACATTATTTCTTTTATTCAATATTGTAATTGCTGAATATCCTTTTTGTTTAGGCAAAACAACATAATCGCCATTTGAATTTTTTTCAAATGGCAAATCAAATGTTATATCTTCTTCAACTATTTCAAGCATTTTTCTTTTTTGGTGCATCTAATTTTGATTTGTTTTCAAATACGAACCGGATCATTTCATTCACGCATGGTTGACAACCGCGGAAAGAAAATTCGGATGTTGGGTCAATGACTTTTGACAATCTTTCGAACTCGATAAGTTCCTCAATTGACGGGTGAACGTCGACGCCTGCGACGATGCGCTCATAAAGGAAAGTTTGAGATAATACGTCCATTGTTTTTTGTTTTAAAGATCCATGTGTTTTTTTATTTCAATTCTTGCTTTCTTAATCGTCTTGCAGATGCCGGAATACTCAATTCCCGTGATCGCCTCCACTTTCCTATAACTCCCATGTTCCGCGTAAAGTTCAAGCAATTTAGCATCGTACCAATATAATTTTTCCAAAGGTACAACAATGATTTCAATCGGTTGTTCGTCCGCAATATCGGAAAACGATTCTAAGGCCGTTTCCCGGCCTTGTAATTTCCGAAATGATGATCGTTCCCACCTAACCATATTGACAAGCATCTTAGCCACGTATGCAACGAATTTGCCACGTTCCCACAAATCAAGGATGTCGGATTCCGGTTTCAACAACAATTCCGTGAAAACGTGTTGTTTGACATCGTCCCGGATGTCGGGCGGTTGAATTCGCGCTAAACAATTTTCCAGGTCGTCCGACCGGTATAATTGCTCGATGATTTGTTTTGCGTTCACGATGTGAATTTAAGGAATTTTCGGGGGTGCGCAGCGATAGCGTAGCGCACTCCCTATGTATTTATTTTCTTTATAGTTATTTCAAACCGCTATCAATGAAATAGTTTTGTTATCGATTTGTTATTAATCATTTGATATTCAAATGTTTGAAAATTTGTTATTATATCTTTTTATATCAATTTAACTTTTATAACATTATATCAGTTTATATCGTTATTTTTGTCATAACATTTTAAAAAAATATAACATGAATATCAAAATCGAAAGACAAATGAAAAACCCAATTTTAGAAAAAGGGAAAAATCGTATTTATCCATTCCATGATTTGAAAATGGGTGATGCTTTTCATATTGAATTGAATGTTTTGGATAAGGTTGAATGTCGCCGCGTTTACATGAACGTTGTAAATTCATCTCGCAATTTTCAAAAAAAGGTTACAGGATCAAAGTTTTTCGTTTATAAAACTCCAACCGGTTTGACATGCTATCGAATGACCTAATCAATTGCTTCATATTGGCGCGATAACGTATTGAAACTGAACGATGTAAACCCAATTTTCCCAATCCACCACCAACGAATTTTTTGAACATAGGCCGTGACAACGTTCGTTTCGAAATCTCGATAGATTGTCAATCCGTTGTCCGTCTTGTTAAAAAAATTGGCTGATCCGCTGATTGAATACATTGTCGGAACCTCATATTTTCCGGTGGCTTTGTCCTTTTGTAGTTTGGTAGGGTGTGCAATTAAAAAAATATGAATCCCCAATTTCCTGGCGGACATCCGGATTTTTGAAAGTACATCCGAAATGTACTGCGTTTCGGTGTAGCCGTTCGGAACCTTATGTTCGATGTAATTCCACGGATCAATCAATAAACCTTTGATTCCTTTACGCAATACCAATTCTGCCGTCTTTGCCAATATTCCATCAATGGTAATGTCGGCCTCCATTGTGTTGATGAAAAAGAAATTGTCGGATAAATAACCCGTTACCATATCCAATTCGAATTTTGAAATTCCGGTTGCTGATTTGTTGAATGGTTTTTCGGATAATTTTTCAATCAACTTGGTTGCATGGAATACCGGCGGCGAATTCTCAAATGAACAAATGGCCCATTTCCAACCATGATTCACGGATGTTTTAGCCATCAACCAATCGGTGAATTCCGATTTTCCCGATCCAGGAATACCGGTGATTGTTGTCAAATCACCCGGCATAAATGAAATCAATTTATCCAATGATTCAATTCCAATCTTTACACCTGGCGGATACCCGTTTTCATATAATTCAAATATTTCATCTTTCAATGTTTGGCTTTCCACAATCCCCTTGATTGGAAACGGAATGGCATTTTGAACCATTGATTTCACGGCATCGCGTCCGTGTTTTATCAATACATCGTTTGCGTCTTTGCAATCGTTTGGATATTCAATGAACGAACATTTTTCAATCCCAAAACGCCTGGCCAATTCATCCTTTAAATTTTGCCCGACTTGATCATTGTCGGTCGCAATTATGATTTGTTTTTTATCGATGAAATATTCGGCGCAATTGTCAAGGTATGGCAATTTCATCACACCCTTTGGCGTTGTGCCATTGGGAACGCTGACAACGTTATAAATGCCGGATTCATACATTGACATTGCATCGATTTCGCCCTCAACAATGATGGCCGTTTCAGTGTCCTTGATTGCGTCAATATTGTAAAAAATCAATTCAGCATCCTTTGCCAATTTAAAATCCTTTCCAGGGCCGCGGAATTTTATGTTGATCAATTCCTCATTTCGAAAGTAATTGAAACAAACAACCGGCGTTTCCTTTTGTGCCTTCGGCATCCATTCAAACGATTGGGATATTTTGAACCTCAACAAAGTATTGTTTGAAATTCCGCGATCTTCAAAATACTTAATGAACTGAGGATGAATTTTTTCCAATCGTTGAACCGGTCGAACATAATCCTTTGTATCCTTATCCAATTCAAAATTGTAATGTTTCGCCACATGCTCAACGGCATCATTGAAATTACAATTCGTGTGTTTCATAACGAACGCGAAAACATCGCCGGATTCGCCACATCCAAAACATTTATAAAATTTCCCATTCACGGGGATTTTAAACGATGGCGTTTTTTCTTTGTGAAATGGACAATTCCCAACGTAATCCGATCCGGTGCGTTTCAACTTGATGAACGTTTCGACAACCTCCGAAACCTTCGCAATTGATTTCAATTGCATGATTGATTCATGGCTGATCATAAAATCATTTTTGGTTGCTCCGGTTTCGCGTTCCATCTTTTTTCCATTCCAATTTTTCCGGCCTTCGACCTGGCGGATTTCAATTCCTTGTATTGGTTCATGGAACGGATCAAACGATCAGAAAAAAATGTTTCATCCTCGATCAAAAAAAGATCATAACCGCGAATAACGGCCTCAACCTTTTCCTTTGAACAAACGATTGAAAAACCAATATCATCAATGGAATCAATCGGCAATTTATTTCCAGGTGCATCTCGTAACATTTCAATCAATGCCCAATAAATTCCGTATCCCTCCATACCCAATTGGCGGCGCAACTTGATGATTTTAACATCGTTTCGCGCGTTGCTATCATGCGAAAAATAGAATGATTCTTTCATGGTTTTTCATTTATGGCATTTGTGATATTTGTCATAAGTTCCTCGAATTGCCCATCTCTTAAAAAATACGCAATTGAATCCAGGCTGTCCGCTTTCCACATTTCAATTGCTAATTTGAATGCTTCGGCGTAAGTAACGCCCAAATCATTTTCAAGAATTTGCGCATGAATTTTCAATTTTCCAATTAGTAAAGTATCCATAAAATAAAAAAACCCAAAGGAATGGAACCGGTGAAAGCGATCAACATTGATCGGCGGCTCCGCCCCTTTGGGCATTAATAAGTTTTTTTATTCGTCATGCTTTCACCTATGACATCACAAAGATATGATTTTATCGTAAATTTCAAAAAAATGTTCCGGTGTTCCGATGAACTCGTAAATTCCACCGGCCCGGCGTTCCCGGATTTGTTCCGATAACTGATCCGGTCGCGGTTTGTCCCGTCCGACCTTTATTTCAATCATGACGGAACGGCCTTTTATCGTTGCGGATATATCCGCCGTCCCTTTCCGGGTTGACGATGGCAGCCACTTTTTAACGCCTATTTTTGCCCCGGATGGTTGTTTCTCAACACCATCTATCAATCGGCCCATTACGTTGATCCTGGTTGCCCGGTGGCCCTTCCACGATAGGTAATTGCAAATGAATGTTGTCAATCCGTTTGCGGTGTCAACCTTCGG